AAATTCAAACATCAGCTTGAGTTTGCGGAACTCAAGCTCAAAGGCCTGCCGGCTGCAAATCTTGTTGAAAAAACTGAAGCCTGGTTGTACGACACCAAAAAGCGCAAACTTATCCATGTGGTAGCAGACAGTCATGTGGGCACATTCACTGTGAAGAGCAACAGTATCATTGGGTTTTCCACAGTGGAAAGCCAACAACGCACTGTTCGCAAGCCAGCTGACATTCTAAAAGCAATGAGTGCCGCAGGCAAGCCGGCAGCCAGGAAGATATACAAAGATCTTACCACAGCAGAAACAGTGTTCAACGGGCGTGGCACAGAGAATTTGATCATTCTAAAAGCCTGGTAAGACTGGATTCATTCAGTGCCATAAATATAAGCAACGGAGTTCTTACATGGCCATTGAAGTCGAAACCAGTCTTAACACACTAAAACAAAATCTCATTGAATATGTGCGCCTGCAACTGGGCTCACAAATTATTGACCTTGAGCTGGATGCAGAACACTACGAATCCGCATACCAACGCACCCTTGGAGTTTATCGTCAGCGAGCACAGAATGCCTACGAAGAAAGCTACAGTTACCTGGAACTGGTAGACGGTGTGGCCATCTACGATTTGCCACAGGAAGTTATTCAAGTCAAACAGATCTTCCGAAGAACATTTGGAAATTCCCAAGGCCCATTTGCATCAAACTTTGATCCGTTTGCTCAGGCACAAATGAGCGTGTATCTCATGAACTTCAATGTAGCAGGCGGTCTGGCCACATACGACTTTTACAGCCAATATGTGGAACTGGCCGCAAGAATGTTTGGTGGTTACATGAACTTCACATGGAATCCAGTTACTAAAAAGCTGCAACTGATCCGCGATCCCAACGGATCCGGCGAAAATGTACTGTTGTGGACCTACAATCTCAAGCCAGAATTCAATCTGTTGCGTGACTTTCAAATATCACAATGGATTCGTGACTACATGGTGGCCAACTGTAAAATGATCATTGGTGAAGCTCGTGAAAAGTTTGGTACCATTGCTGGACCGCAAGGTGGCGGCACACTAAACGGTGCTGCAATGAAAAGCGAAGCACAGACACAAATGGATAACTTATTGGTAGATCTCAAGAACTATATAGATGGATCCGAACCACTCAGTTGGGTAATTGGCTAATAAAACCAGTTGTTTGAACAAACACTGCTAGGCAAATTGTCATAAATCTGTTATACTATCAGTATGGCAGACTTAATGATCGATCTTGAAGGACTTGGTACAGGTCCCGACACCACAATACTAACCATAGCCGCCCAGAGCTTTGATCCCTTGGGCACCGGTTACTACCAACGGCATTACTATGCTCGTATTGATCTTGAAAGTCAATCCGCTCGCAGTATACAGCAAGACACTATAGACTGGTGGGCGACCCAACCCGCTGCGGCTCGCGACGAAGCATTCAATGAAGCAGATCGTGTTCCATTGGATCAAGCCCTGGACGAGCTGGGCAAACTGATATGGCAAAGCAAGCGCATATGGGCGCAAGGTCCCACATATGATATGAATATTCTTGAACATGCATATAAAAGTTACAGCAAACCCCTGCCGTGGTTGTTTTATGTAGTTCGTGATAGTCGTACTGTGTTCGGGCTGTGGCCCGAGCTGCCTAAGCCGCCCACAAGCCACCACGCTTTGGAAGATTGTCGTAGGCAAATTGCCATGTTGCAGACAACCCTGCAACATCTAAATGTAACGGAACTGTCATGAAAATTGGTATATTTGGTGATAGTTATGCAGCAGAAAAGTATGGCCCTATAGCCTGGAGTCACTTATTGCGAACACAATATCACTACAACATATACAATTATGCGTGGTCTGGTACTTGTTTGTTCTGGTCGTATCAACAGTTAATAAAACATATTGATAATCTCGACACTGTAATATTTGTTGCAACTCAAAGCGGTCGGCTTGCCGGACCGGATCCGACCACGACGCCGGATTCACTGCATAATATTTCTTGTATGTTCAACACCCAATATGCAATTAAAAATAATCCATCAATGGATCTAAATCGTTTGGCTGTGTTTAAAGCTGCTGAGCAGTATCATTTAAACTTGACCAATGACCAGTTTGATACATTTGTGCATAATCAAACTATAAAAGAGATTATCAGGCTATGTGGGAAACGCGGAAAAAAACTCATAATGATTCCGGCATTTGATGTGAACATTACTCGTCGGTCGGCATTTCGGTGTTCGCTAACCGATGTATCACATAAGGAATTAACTACACAATTTGGTTCACAACATCAAGGATATGTTCTGGAAAAGGGTACACGAGCCAATCACATGAGTAAAGAAAATAACATAGTCTTTGCTGGAATTGTTGATAGACTGTTGCGTGACGAAGTCTTTTCAATCGGCCTAGACGATTTTGTATTTAAAAAAGTTGCTGATCCCGAGTTGTATTGGGACATTTAAAATAAGGTAAAATTTATGATCATTGGTGTATGCGGATTCATTGGTAGCGGCAAAGACACTGTTGCGGATTACTTGACTAACTTTCATGGATTTCGTCGAGAATCGTTTGCCAACAGTTTAAAAGATGCTGTGGCACAGGTGTTTGGATGGGATCGAATCATGCTGGAAGGTCGCACAACACAAGCTCGTGCCTGGCGCGAACAAGTTGATCCATGGTGGGCTCAGCGGCTTGATATGCCCGATCTTACACCGCGTTGGGTACTGCAACACTGGGGCACTGAAGTGTGCCGAAAAGCGTTTCACGATGATATTTGGATTGCTTCATTAGAAAATAAACTGCGAAACAGCACCGACAACATTGTTATCAGTGACTGTCGCTTTCCCAACGAAATTCGATCAATTAAAGATGCAGGTGGCATTGTTATTCGTGTAAAACGTGGCGCTGAGCCAGACTGGTACAATGATGCTGCGGATATGAATGCCGGCGATCGGTGTTTAAACTACATGACTGCTAAAGTACGGATGCAAAAACTAGGAATACATGCCAGTGAAACAGCATGGGTAGGCACCAAGTTTGATGCAGTATTGCTCAATGACTCTACCATCGACGATTTGTTTGAGCAAGTTAAAAGTCTGGCGTTAAGTCACCTGGCTGCCAAGGCAAATCAGACTTTTTGATTTCAACTGTACAATTCAAACATACGGTCTTTAAATTGGTTGCATTGGTATTGTGCAGATTACTGTCTGCATGATATACCAACAACTGAGCTGCATATTTTGATTTGAACCCACACCGGTCACAGGTGGTTTTTTTCTTGTAGCCGGCTGATTGCCATCGAGCCACCGGAGGTTTGATGCGCCGTTTTTTCTTAATGCATTGATCGCATCGAGATCTATAGTGTGCCATGCCATCACGATAGTAGTTAACAGCACACAGTCGTTGGCTGCAAGCAGTACACATTGGTCTTTCCATGATGTATTTACCATAAAACCTTTCCTAAAGGACAACATCGTGGCGGTTTTTCTGCGCAAGCGCTAAATATTAGCAACTAGGAAAAGGACCAGACCATGGCACTAACATCACCAGGCGTAGAAGTAACCATCATTGACGAGAGTCAGTATATCCCGTCGGCTACCAATTCGGTACCGTACATTTTATTGGCAACTGCCCAGAACAAAGCCAGTGCAGCCGGAGTAGGCGTAGCACCAGGAACATTGGCAGCCAACGCTAATAGAGTATACTTAATTACAAGTCAGCGTGATTTGGCCGCCACATACGGTAATCCATTCTTCTACAAAACAACTGCTGGTACACCAATCAATGGTTACGAGCTGAACGAATACGGATTATTGGCTGCTTACTCTGCATTGGGTGCAAGCAATCGTGTGTATGTTCAGCGTGTTGACATTGACTTGACTGAGCTAACAGCCACATTGACTCGCCCAACTGGTTCGCCAAACAACAATACTTACTGGTTAGATACTACCAACTCACGATGGGGTATTTTTCAATGGAATGAAACCACTGCTGCGTTCACTGTGCAAACTCCATTGGTGATTACAAGCACAACACAATTGGAAGTTTCCAGCACAGTTCCTTTACAAACAGTTGGCAGCATTGGTGATTATGCTATCACCGCTGCTACCGCTGCCACAACATTTAATCCAGGATATTTCAAGCGTGGAGGTCCAACATCTGCTCAGACCAGCTCTGTAGAATTGGCAGACCTGTACAACACTTGGGTGTTGATTGGCAGCGATGAATGGAAAACTTCATGGCCCACAGTTTCTGGCACATTGGCTCCAACATCATTGACTGCCGGCAATACATTCACAGTGAATGACACTTTGATCACTGTGCCAGTTAGCCCTAACAACACAGTAGATGGTATTGCAGATGCAATCAACAGTGCAAATATCACAGGTGTATATGCTGCTACCATTGGTGGTAGACTGTACATGTACGCTGATTCTACCGCGTCCAATGACGGTAGCACAGGCAACGGCGGCATTATTTCAATTGCAACCGGCACAGGCACGCCACTAACTACATTGGGCATTACAGCTGGTGATTCGTATGCTCCGGCTTTCTTGGCTGCACCTAGTTATGATGCACCACGCTGGGGTTCCACACAAACTCAACCACACCCAACTGGCAGTGTATGGCAAAAGATTTCAAGCGTAAACGAAGGTGCTGCATTATCTGTCAAGCAATGGAGCACTGCCTTGGCCTTGTTTGTACAGCAGGCCTGCCCATTGTACACAACTACTCGAGAGGCAACATATGACCTTGACCCAAGTGGCGGCGGCGCAAATATTCCAGCTGGATCCACAATTGGCCGAATTGATGACCTCAACAACAACACCAGTTCTATAGTCATATTTGAACGATTTGCTACCGGTGCAACAGAGATCACCGGTGATGACGACACCCCGGGTCCGTTTGTAAACGGCAACTCGTTTACAATAGCTGCTTCACAACCAGGAACATCAGCATTGACAACTGCCACTGCTACCGTGCTTGGCACTACCACTGCTGATTTTATTGCCGCAGTCAGTGCAGCAAACATTCCTTATGTCAGTGCTGCTGTCAACAGCGCTGGCGCAATTGTGTTTACACATGCCACTGGCGGTCAAATAACTTTGACCAACGTGACAGGAACACCTATTGCTACAGCTGGATTTAATTCATCTGTGCGCGGATGTAGTCTATCTTATACCGCAGGCGTAGCCACCGGACTGGTTTTGATGAACTGGGTATCAACACCAACATTTACCTACATTGCCAGTGCGGATGCCCCAGATCAAGATCCAGCAGACGGTCGTTTATGGTACTACAGTGCAGTTGATGAGGTTGATATCATGATTCAAGACAACGGATCATGGCAAGGTTATCAAAATGTAACAAACGATGTTCGTGGTTACGATTTGAGCAATACCAATGCCACCGGTCCTATCATCAGTGCCACTGCACCAGTTACACAAACTGATGAATCCGAGTCTCCATTGGTGTACGGTGACTTGTGGATTGACACAAGTGACTTAGAAAATTATCCAGTGATCAGTCGCTGGGAGTCAGTCAGCGGACAAGACCAATGGGTTCCGATCGACAACACTGACCAGACCACACAAAGTGGTGTGTTATTTGCAGATGCTCGTTGGGCACCAAATGGTACTACAGATCCTATCACAGGTGCCTTTCCAACAATTACAAGTTTATTAACCAGCGATTATTTGGATTTAGATGCTCCTACGCCAACACTATATCCACAAGGCATGTTGTTGTTCAACACACGCCGTTCGGGATTCAATGTCAAGAGTTTCCAGGTAAATTACTTCAACTCCGTCACATTCCCAGACGACACATTACCGGCTGAAACCAATGCATGGGTAACAGCAAGTGGACTAAGAGCCGACGGTTCTCCATACATGGGCCGTCAAGCTCAACGAGCATTGATTGTTGCTGCCATGAAAGCAGGTATTGATACAAACACTGATATCCGTGAAGAACAGCGTCAATTCAACTTGATGGCAACACCTGCATATCCAGAACTAATGCCCAACATGATTGCACTGAACAATGAGCGTGGCAACACTGGCTTTATCATCGGTGACACTCCGTTGCGTTTAGATCCACAAGATATTTTGACTTGGGCAAGCAACAACAACGGTCTAGGATTGCCCACTGGTGATGGCCTGATTGCCGGTAACCAATACATGGGTGTGTTCTATCCAAGTTGCCAAACAACTGATTTAAGTGGCAGCCCAGTGGTAACTGCGCCAAGTCACATGATGATTAGAACAATTATCCGCAGTGACGAAGTATCGTTTCCTTGGTTTGCACCAGCTGGTACACGCCGTGGTGTAGTTGACAATGCTTTACAAATTGGCTACATCAATTCGGGCACAGGCGAATTTGAGTCATTGGGTGTTCGCCAAGGCCTGCGCGATGTACTGTATGAAAATGCAATCAACCCAATAACATTTATTCCTGGAGTTGGTATCACCAACTTTGGTAATAAAACAACAACTTCGATCACAAGTGCGTTGGATCGTATCAATGTGGCCCGCTTGGTTGCGTTCATACGAGGTCGCTTAGACGTGATTGGCAAGCAGTATTTGTTTGAACCAAACGATCAAATCACTCGCAATCAGATCAAGAATGCCATTGACGGTCTGATGATTGACCTGGTTGCCAAGCGTGGTTTGTATGACTACTTGGTTGTGTGTGATTTGACAAACAATACGCCAGCTCGTATTGATCGTAACGAGTTGTATGTTGACATTGCAATTGAGCCGGTCAAGGCAGTTGAATTCATCTACATTCCAGTGCGTATCAAGAACACAGGAGAGATATCTGGCGTAGCTAGCTAAGGAAAAAGGAGTGGCAACACTCCTTTTTTGACCAGACTCAATCACCATAAATAACAGTATATAGGAGAACAACAAATGGCCGTATCATCACTAAGCAAAATGACAGTTCCTTTGGCCAGCGACCAAAGTGCTTCGACACAGGGTGTATTAATGCCCAAACTCAAATATCGCTTCAGAGTGTTATTTGAAAATTTCGGAGCCGCTAACAATGCTGCACCTGTAACAGAATTGACCAAGCAGGTGATTGATTTTACCCGGCCAACTGTTACTTTTGCACAAATTGATTTGCCAATTTACAATTCCACAATCAAGCTGGCTGGCAAGCATTCATGGAATGATATCACCTGCAATCTGCGTGATGATGCTGGCGCAAATGTACAAAAACTTGTGGGCGAACAGCTACAGAAACAACTGGACTTTATGGAAATGGCCAGCGCCAGTGCTGGTATTGACTACAAGTTCATTACCAAATTTGAAGTGCTGGACGGCGGCAACGGTGCTGTACAACCAGTGGTTCTTGAATCATGGGAACTGTACGGTTGCTACCTGAAAGAAGTAAACTACAACGACGCCAACTATGCTTCCAGTGAAGCAATGACCATTGGATTGTCGATCACATTTGACAATGCCAATCAAGTTGTTGGTGGCGGTGTTGGTTCAGCAGGCACATTGGTTGGTCGAGCAGGAGACGTTGCTACTGGCGTAACTACTGGACTCTAATGAGTTTTGGACAAGATTTTCTCAAAGGTTTTATTGGCGACAACGGGTTAAGAGATTATACCCACGCTAGTAAAACCTTTCGCACGAATGGCTACGAACTTGCGCCTCGGCTCAAGTTTCTGTTCCATACATATTTCAATCTGAATCCACAAATACCCGGCGTACAACAACTGTTGGGCAACGGCAATGTTGCCAGCATAGGATTATCTGTCAAAACAGTCGACCTGCCCAGTTATCAAATCAGTGTTGACACACTGAATCAATACAATCGTAAGCGCCTGGTACAAAGTAAAATTAAATATCAGCCCATTCAAATAACATTCAACGATGACGGCGGCGACCTAATTCGTAATTTGTGGTACACTTATTTTAACTATTACTACAAAGATCCAGTGAACAAGTACGAAGGTGTTCCCAACACCAATGGCAACAGTGGCGATTTACAAACAACACCTGCAGGATTCAGTTACAACGCCAGCGATACCTACAGCAATCGTTTTGTGAACGACTGGGGCTACGCTGGCGAATCATATTCAGACGGCACATTCACTGGCGCTGGAAAACCTGCATTTTTTAAAGACATTAAAATTTACGGCCTAAATCAACACAAGTTTGCTGCGTATGTGTTGATAAATCCCATGATCACCGACTGGCGCCACGACACCTACGACTACAGTCAAGGCAACGGCACAATGACACACACTGTCACAATAGATTATGAAACTGTAAAATATTATTCTGGTGCCATTGGTGCAGCACGACCAGATACCAATGTGGTTGGGTTTGCTGATCCAAATTATTATGATCAAATTAGAAGTTCGTTGGCACGGCCCGGCAGTCAGGCCACTGTGTTGGGTCAAGGCGGACTGCTTGATGCTGGAGTGGGTATAATGGAAGATATTCAAGCCTTGGCCTCTGGCAACGGAAGTCTTGCCAATGTGTTGGGCGGAGTACAAAAAGCTCTCAATGTGAATGCCACATTGAAAAAGAACTCCATTGGCGATTTGGTAAGAAACGATGCCAAAACAGTACAACAAGATGTGTTGCGCAACAGCTTGCCCGGCGCAGTTAGAGCTGCTGCAAATTCAGTCAACAGTCAAATATTTCCCAAGGCACCACGATAATGGGCACCATTAACGATACCAACTACAACATAGATCTCACAGTTCGTGTGTTTGACGAATTTTACGGATTTGAATCGGTTGTTCCTGTGAATGAATGGGACGCTGTGAGTTCGTATTTTGAATCAATCTACACCACACGAGAAGCAGCAAGAAATTTTGCAACTGCCATATTCAGAGTTGCTAACCAACAAGGCATATCTGCCATGACCTTGCTGGCACAGATACAAACAGCCAGCGGTCCAGCAGAATTAGATATAACCATTGCGTACTATCTCAATAACCTGCGCAGCAACAGCACTTTGTTGGGTGTGTCACAGCCGGTGCAGCCAAACTACTATGCAGCCCGCAATGTCCGAGCATGAGCAAGTTTGCACAAGGTCCCTACACCGTTAAAAATGCCGCCAAGTATGTGGGCAAGGGTGTTCCGCGTTATAGATCGGGCTGGGAGTTGTCATTTATGCAATTTCTCGACAACAACGACCATGTGATGCAATGGGCCAGTGAATCAATTCAGATACCCTATCGTAATCCCATCACTGGCAAACAAAGCATATATGTTCCGGACTTTTTGATCACCTATAGAACACGGCAAAACACCCTGATTGCTGAAGTGGTTGAAATCAAACCCAAGAAACAAAGCGTAATTGAAAGCAAAATGAGCAACCGAGATCGTATGGTAGTTGCTATCAACTATGCCAAATGGGACCAGGCCACCAAGTGGTGCAACCGTAACGGCTTGAAGTTCCGTGTCATTACTGAAGACGACATGTTCAGGAACGGCGGAAAATAAGCTACCCTAAACCGTAGATGCGGTAAATACGGCATGACGAGAAAACTTGAAGAGCTTTTTGATTTGCCATCCGGCACCGCTGACACAGATGAAACTGTGACAGACATTGCGGCCACACAATACAGCATAACAGAAATTGATTCGGCCATTGACAAAATTGATGCAGCCCTGCCCGGCATCCGCGACCTTGAAACCAGCGATAAAGAAATGGATGATTTGGCTGTCAAAGCAACAGAAACATTCGACGATCTAATGGATCTTGGCATGCAGGTGGACAGTCGTTATGCCAGCGAAATATTTGCTGTGGCCGGTGCCATGCTGGGTCATGCACTCACTGCCAAAACAGCCAAGATGAACAAGAAATTAAAGATGATTCAGTTGCAGTTACAAAAAGCCAAACTGGATCTTGACAAGGAAAAAGCTGCTGGTCACGACGACGATGACGACCCTGCTGCAACTGCCGAAGGACAAGTGCTGAGCCGCAATGATTTACTTGAGCGCTTGATTGGCACACGGGATCAAAAGAATAAACCTGCATAAATATCATATAGGGATCAAACATGAAACACTTCAGAGAATATTTGTTAGAAAACGAAAGAGTATACAACTACCGCATTAAAATCGCCGGTGATACTCCCAAAGACTTTGTTCGAGCTCTTGAAGAAAAACTTCAACAGTTTGACATTGTTAAAATTTCTGCACCAAAAACAACGCCGGTTATGGCCAAGTTGGCAGACTTTCCAGCGTTTGACAACGAAAGTTGCACACACATGGATGTGGAGTTTCGCTATCCAGCCATTGAACCACAGATACAACAGATAGCACAATTGCTGGGCCTTGATCCAAATCGTGTGCGTATGTTGACTGTGCCATATGAAAACAGCAATGAAAAACTCACTGCTGATGTAGAAGCACAAAACAAAGATTTACTAAATTCTCCTTACCCTGCTCCGGACGCTGAACAAAAGGCCTTGTACAAGGACTACTCGGCTGCACCGATGGATCATGCAGTGTTGAAGAATACCTATCGCAGTGAATTCACAGTGGCTGGTGGCAAGACACCACCTGCTGTGACCACAAACAGTTTACCAATGGGCAACAAGAGCCCAATGACCTCGGTCAAGCGTCCACCACGGCCAGCAACTGGTTACAACCCAAGAGGATAATACAATGAGCTTTTTTCACAACCTAAACAAAAAACTAGATGGCATTGCTGCCCGCCCTGAATCTGCACAGCTGAATGAGCGTGACATGGGCAAGCACAACAATGCCACAACCGGCTTTGCAGCCTTGGCCAAGAAAGCCGGTGGCGGCGAAAAGGGTCAAAAGATTGCCGGCGCACAATTCCAGAAGATGAAGAAAGCTGGCCAATTAGAAGAAGGCAATGATTACGACGAGCTACATGATAAAATACAATGGCTGATGGGCGCACCAAATTATCTAAGTCGCGACGAAGCTAAAGAAACAGCAGCTTACAATGAAGATCCTGCTATATGGAAAGACAGCGAGTGGGAGGTTGAACTCGACGAAGGTGTAGACAAGGTAGCATTTGCTGCATTGGCACCCCCTAAAAACAAAATTACTTTTGCTGACAAGATAGCCGGCGCCAAAAAAGAAGTTGACGAAATGCTGGGCGACGTTGCTGCTGAAGCAATGAAGAACGCACTCAGTGGCGGCCAAAAGAAATTGGATAAAAATCAAAACGGCAAACTAGATGCCATGGACTTTGAGATATTGCGCAAAGGCGCTGGCAAACAATCCATGGGCGAGACGCAAGGCGCCACCACTTACACAGTTGCTTATAAAGATCCTAGCAAACCTGGCAAGTCATACAGCACTCAAGTCAAAGCCACCAGCGCAGCACAAGCAAAAGCAGCGTTTCAGGAATGGAATCACACAGGTCGTTTCACTTATCTAGGTTCTAGACCCGACGTTGATGAAGTTTATGAAACCGATCGTGAAAATGCATTCACTGCACACAAACGCCCTAGAGCCGAAACGCCTAAGGTAGGTACAATTACTCATGGTTCCAAACATGATGTGGAAGAAATTCCCGGTGGTCGCAGAGTCACTCGTCGCACTGATGCACAAGGCATCAGTGTTGGCGCTGATGATGGTCAAGGCAGCAGCGATGCTCCACGCGGTCGCGGTCGTCCAAAAGGACCTGCCAAAGCACCTGAGCGTGTGACCGGTGGAGCCACCCGTCACAAAGGTGGTCGTAAAATGACCAAAGAAGGCGACATTGAAATTACAGATCAAGGCGAGTACGATCAAGAAGGCGACATGGCCAAAGACAGCATCAAGACTGTGGTGCGTCATGCTCAGGCTTTGGAAAAAATACTGGGCGACAACGATAACTTGCCAGAATGGGTACAATCCAAATTGGCCAAGATTGAAAGCATGATGACTGCGGTAGATGACTACATGCAGAATCAAGAAACTGATCAAGACGATGAAATGGCCATGGGCGAAGAAAAAACTTCTACTCGTGACAACCGTGCTGAAAAGGCCGGCAAGCGAGTGGCCAAAGATATTGAGCACGATGAAAAAGAAGACGACGAAAAAGAAGACGAACCCAAGAAGTCCAAGAGCAAATTCAAGTTCGGCGGCAGTGTGTATGAAAACCTAGATGCACAATTGGAAACCTTGATCAACGAAAGCATGAATGTCACCGTCAACATGGCCACAAGCGACGACGGTCAAGGCGACAACACTATCACTGTCACTGCCAGCGGCGAAGATGCCATGACATTGGCTCAGTTGTTAAAGAGTGCTGGACTAGCACAGAGTTCACATGGTGGTTGCTCCACTTGCGGTCAAAGCAGTTGTGGTTGCGAACAAGTGGATGAGAACAGTCCAGACTATCCAACCAATACTGAAACCAGCAACAATGCATTTCAGTATTCGGGTGGTTTAAACAAGCCC